AGACGTACCATTAAGAAGGGCATCATCTACTGCGCGAGCGTGTGCACGTGCAACTGACTCAACAAGCATTGGCATCAAGTTAACAAGAACTTCTTCGTCAACGTTGTTGTCCATGAAAGTAGTCGAGATCAATCGAGTTGCTTTCAGGATTACTTGCTTAGCATTATACTGTACGTTAGTGACTTGAGGACGGTTCTCCAAGTTACCTGCGGTATCAGTATTTGCGCCCCAAGTTGCAGGACCTGCATCTGTCTGGATTGGCAATACTTGAGTCTGTGAGTTAATTGTGATCTCACGGAAAGCTTGAGCGAGCTTAAGCTCGAGCATGATTTCCTTCTCGATTGCAGTAGAGACTTCTTGAGCAATACCACCAGCATTAGCTGCATAGTTGATACCTGCTTTTTCCATAAGGCTCTTTGAGTAGTCAGTTTCCCAACCTTTTCCAGTCATAACACCAAGAAGGTGTCCGTACATGAAGTCCTTGCCCCACTTTGAAATGTTGCCCGAATCACTACGATCGGCAAAGACGCGCTTTGAATCACGCATAGCAGTGATTTCAGCATTCTTCTCTTCCAAGTCTTTAGCGTGTTGTGCAATGATTTCTTCGAACTTAGCGTCCTTTTCAGAAAGCTTGCTCTGAATATCAGACATCAAACGCTCAGCGCCTGACTCGATACCAGTTTTAATTACAGCCTCAACTTCAGCCTGCTTAGTGGCTTCAGCTTGAGCTGCTTCTTGTTGTGCTTTAGCTTCTGCTTCTACAGCAGCTTTTTCCTCGGCCTGACGCATTGCGATTTTAGCAGCAGTCTCATCCGCTACCTTCTTAGCAAAAGCCTCAAGGTCGATTTCGGGAGTTCTTACTTCCGACATTGTTATCTCCTTTTGAACTGACTTTTCAGTTCCATCCGGTGTATCACTAGCTTCAAATGAATCTTCATCCTTAGCCAGGGACTGACCGGCTAGATCTACACTATTTTTGAAAGTTTTCTTGAATTCATTGTACTCATCCATAGAGTCAAATGATTTCGCCAGAGAGAAAGTAGCTGCTTGGTTACAAGGTACCGATACTACTGATACTTCAAACAACTCAGCGTCCTTAATCTTTAATCCGTCAGTTTCCGATAGGTAATCAGCATCCTTGACTCGGAAACCAACAGAAAATGCTCCAAGAATGCCTTCTTTTACAAGCTGCGCGACGTGATCGGGCGCAGACTTAGAAATTTTAGCCTTAAGTTCAAGACCGTTTTCAGTGACTTTAAGTCCTGTAGCGCGTCCGATAGGCTTGTTATAATCGTGATTGAAAAGAATGATAGGGTTCTTCTCAAAATTACCAAGGCCGCCCTTAGTCCATGCTTCCGCTGAAATAGTATCTCCAGCCCGGTCAAAGTCCGCAGTGCTAGCCATTCCGCAAATGTGGACGCTACCATCGTCATCTTCATTGAGCGCTTTAAAGGTAGAAGTAAGGTTAAAAATCTTTTCCATTAGTCTTTACTCATACGTGCTGCTTTAGGTGCAGGCTTGCTCGGAGCTTTAGGCCTTGGAGCAGGTTTTGGAGCGGGCTTAAGAGCTTCCATCAGCTCTGGGTGCTTTACTTTTAAAGCATGTAAAACATACTTCCATGCTTTAAAACTTCTTTTTATAGAAATAGCATCAATAGCCTCTTTATGTCCTACAATCTCAACATAAGATTTATACTCAATATCGAGTGGAAGACCAAAGTCTTTAAACTGTGCAGAAGTAATATCTAAAACTTTTTGTTTTTGACGTACTGCCATCTTACTCTTCTCCTTGTTCGACAGGCCTACCGCCTTCGTCTGGGTTTGCAGCACTTCCTGCAATATTTGCAGGTACTCGTAGTTCGTCGTACCCTTCTACCAAATCAAAGCCTAGAGCTTCTCTCGCTTCGTTTGGTGTAATAATGCCTGTGTTTACTAATGAAGAATAGTACTGAGACTGGTCTCGTAGTTCAGGCTGTAGTGCTGGAATATCTGTAATATCTTCTTTGCAAGAAAATCCAAAGTATCTTTCCATTGCGAAATTCATTTTACGAACAATAGGAAGAATAGTCTCTAAGTAATACATACGCATATTAGGACGGATATTCGCATTGTTTCCTGAGTCCAACATAATTGGAGGAACTCCAAGTGCTTTCAATACAATTTTTTCATTTTCTAAAATAGCCGATTGAAAGTCTAATTCTTTAAAGTTGACATTTGATACCTTATCAAGTTCTATGCCACCATCTAGTATGAGAGGCCGTCTTCCCCCCGAGTCAGGACGATAACGAGCAGACCATGACTGAATCATTCTCTCCTTTATCTTCTCTGAGAGAGTGTTCGGAGATTTAAGTACAAGACCTGGTACTGCGCCATTCTTAAAGAAGTTATCTTGAAAGTCTCGCATACTTCTCATAAGTATCATTGTTCTAAGTGCCGGCTTTAGACGAGAAACTCCTCGATAAATAGAGTAGAAAGAGTTGTCTTTTATGTGAATAATCTCACTAGGCTTATAAGTAATTATTTCATTAAAAGTAAACTTTTCGATATAAGTACTGTCGCTTGCATGAATTGTCATCTTATTAGCGGGCAAGTGGTATAGATGTACTCCATCAAAGTAAATAAAGATGTTTCCATCTAATAAAAAGTCCGTAATTAAATTACGACGAAAAGTGCTAATATCTTGAAAAGGGTTAGGCTCTTTATTCAACAGCAGCTCTACTCGTGAGCGCTTGATCCCTTTTACAATACTAGACATTCCTTGAATCTGTGGGCCTACAGAAATGGGTATTTCTGCTGCGTCATCTACGATTAAGTTGACGCCTCTATTTACAACTTCAAGGTCTTCATATGCTCTTTCGTAGTTTACTACACGTTCTCGAGAGGGTTCTACTTTATGGTCATAGTAGGGCTGAGCAGGATTGAGTTTCTCCTCAACCTCCGGCGTTCTTCCTATTATTCTGTCATACCATGCCATATTTATCTCTTTGAATCTCTACCCAGCGTTGCTGTTTAGTTGCTGTTACTAAAGCTGGATTTCTGCCGTACAATCTATGCAGTTCTAAATGATGATTATGGCAAAGTGTGACTGTATGTGTGTACAGCTCTGCCCACTTATCTTCTATAAACTCGTCCCGCCATATAACAATATATTCATCTGTGTAATGTTCGGGGCGTTCTTTCTTTTTCTCCTGCAGCCATTCTCGCAACATAGGCGCTAGAGAGTAGAAGTGGTGAAAATCAAGTTTGGTATCCGCGCCGCAAATGTGGCATACTGTACCTTTCTCGTACTTTGATTTAGCTCGGTCGCGTATATATTTTACCGGATCTCTTTTTAGCTTTTTCATTTTGAATTATATCCCCTGTGAGATAAATTGTCAAACATTATTTTTATAAGGTGTCTTCAAAACCCGCTCTGCGTTGTTTCAAATGAGTATAGTGCGTACCTAATAGCATCAGCCATGTGCGATGCTCGATTATGCTTCGGCTTTTCTCGTGCAAGATTTGGATTTGGGTCCCATTGATATTGGTCTAAGCATGACATGACTTCATCGCACCGTTGGTCGACAAAGAGCTTATCGTTGTCTACTATTCCAGCAACTTGAGCAATTCCATCTAGTACTGACTTTTTAGCATTTATAGTAGAAATATCGTAATTCTGTGCGAAGTCAAATCGAGTTTGCTGTGCTGCGGAATCTATATAGATGTAGTCGATATCCCATTTGTCAACCATACTTCGAATTACGGCGGCATGCTGCTCGGTAGTCTTTTCGGCATCTAGGTACTCATCTAGAACATGATATACTTCCTCGTCCCAATCGTAGGCTATTACGCAGAAAGCAGTCGGGTCACGATAACCAACGTCGAGGCCAGCAAATACATCCATACGACGAGTATCAAGCTCTTCATTATTCGCGACACACTTCTCATGGTCGAAGTTCCAAACTTGCCCTTCAAAAGTGTTAAAGTCTGCTTCATACTCTTGTCTAAATTCTGCTTCGGACATAGATTTTCTAGCTTCCGATATATCCATCTCAGACATACGCGGATTATCTTGATAAGTAGCGCGAATCGAGCACCATTCTGAAAATTCATCATTAAATCCTCTATCGAAAAACTCTGCAAACCAATTATTTCTACCCCGAGGAGTAGATATAAAAAGCGCTTTCGAGGTTTCTTTATCTAGTGTTGGACGTAAAGCTACGTTAAAAGCGTCTTTACCGTCTGCCAACGCCGCTTCGTCAAATATAATTAAATCGTAGCTACGTCCAACACAAGAATCGACTTGATTTACGGAACCCATACGAACGGTAGATCCATTACTCAATTCAATAACTTTATCTTTTGCATTATCCTTTGCGACCTCTAGGTCAAAGTGTTTAATAAGTTGTCGTTGTAAGTCGAAAGAAATCTGAGACAGCGAGTAATTTGGGGACATAATTAAAATATTTGAACCGGGCACCAGGGAGACTAGTTGTCCGATTATGTTTGCGATATATGTTTTACCCTGCCTTCTGCTGACAGCGGCACACACAAACCTATACTTATCATTGTTAATCGCGTTTATAATTGCTACTTGCGAGGGTAGCGGGGAGACACCTAGTAGTTCTAAATAATGATCTACGGGTAATTTAAGGAAGCGTGTCTCAGATTGTAAATCTAAAATATCGTTCGACGTGATATCTGCTCGGCTAATTTGTACTGCCATAACTTCTTACTCGGACTGTTGATCTTCTAGAACTTCTTCATTTCGTTCTATCCAATCGGCTGCATCGGTATCTACGTCGTCTTGTGTAGCTTCACGATAGTAGATAATAATTTCTTTTTGTTGACGTATGTAGCGTCTCAGCTCCTGAAGGTTATACGCCATATTTTCATAGTCTTGGGGCGTAAGACCAAAGAGTACATAAGTACCACTTTGTAGCTTTTCAAGCTTTTTCACTTGTTCTTCAAAATTCTTTTCTGTAACTACAAAAAACTCCACGTCCTGCAAGCTAATTGCTTTCGGTAGTGGAGGTTGATAAATTTCTAGCGTCTTGTACTCTGTTACTGTTTTTATAACTGGTTCTGGTGCTGGAAGAGGCTGGGGCTGTAACATCGAGCAACCTCCCAAAGCTAAAACTACTGCACTAGTTAGAATCCGCATTTGCCACCTCTTCGCTGTCTTGTTCTATTTGTCGAAATACTTTCTTAGTTCCATTATTAATTCGAGGCTCTATAAGTCCGGGTTTTGCTCTTGCAAGTCCAGTCATATTGTGACGCTTGAAAATAGATAAGTAACTGTCCATCTCTCCTTGCATAAACGCATTCTTTTCTAGTAAGTCGCCCACTGCTTGAAGTTGAACCTTTAAGTTATCTTCCGACTTTTCTCGCGCTGTCTTCTCGCTTTCAAATGCAGTTTCCAATCTAATGGCATTCTCTTTTAAAATAACTGCGTTTGTCTCCAATCGAGCAATCACTGCATCTTTCTGACTTACTACTGTATTATGATACATATATCCAGCAACAGACAGTGCAATAATTAGAGGTAGCATTTTTAACATTCCAAGCATTATTTCACCTTTTTAATCTGAAAGTTAAAAGCCTCTTGGGTTTTTAACTCGAAAGGCTCGCCCGACATCAGGCGTCCTTTTAAATGTGTAGGCTCGCATTTATCAAGCCATTTAAATTGGTACTGTGTTTTCTTCTGAGGGTCTATCCAAATTGTGACTTCCCACTCATTTGTAAAAAACTTAACAATCCAACGTAGCGGCCAGGAGGCAATTCTCAATAAAGTGCTCCCAATCTTTTTCAATTTGCTCCCGCTCTTTGTAAGTAACATAAAGTGCTTCCTTTTGGCTGTCTGGAGATTCGTGGTACTCTTCCCACTCTTGTGGCGTCATAAACTTTTTCTTGGGGTATGAGACACCTAATTCAAAGCTGTAATAGACCTGTCCAGTGACAATGTCTTGATGTTGCTCTAAATTAGGTGCCATC